TGGGCTTTGCACCGAGGTCGATTGCACCGCCCGAAAGATTGATCGTAATGGAGAACCCGTCTTTCGGTCCTCCCTCAGAACGATCTGACCCGTCTACTTTCGCGAGACGGGCCAATTGTCGTTGAGCATCAATCCGTGATGCCGCAGGAATGGTGTCGTCAAAAGCCATCTTATAAAGGGTTTCCATCGAGTCTTCGACAGCGATGGCGGCTTTCAACCGTATTCTGTCAGTTGTATTCAGGTCTCCCTGTAACTGCTCTACGGCTTCTTTGACCATGTGTTGGAATGTCGGGTTAGATTTCAGTATGTCCCATTGAACCTTGGAGAGATTGTACCGCCTTCTTATTTCAGCGGGCGAAGACAGCCCTGCCGCGATTTCTGCAGCAAGGTGCGCCTTCATATCATTGATCCGAAGGGGGACTTCCTGAAATTCAACCATTTCTATCATGGTATAGATACCGAGCCTGAGTCTTGTTTACTGGTCTCTGTTGCGTTTTCTTCGCAGACAATACGTATATCTTCTGCTTTCAGACGCTCAATTTCAAGGGAATCAGCTTCAAACTGGCAGTAGAAATACTTCCCCTCGTCAGAGAAGATGCGTGAACACGCAGCCCCCATGACGAAGGGAGTAGCCAGAAGAAGTAGTAATAGCTTCACGTTCCCAGCTTGAGCGGTTCTTTGGCTACGAACCTGCCGTACATAGCAAACCCTAACGATGCCAATTGCAGAAGCTGATCGACCGTACTGTTAATCAGTGCAGTGTCATCACTAGTAAGACTAAGACCAACGAGCGGGGCCAGTTGGATTAGTACCGGGATAACAATACCGATCACTGTTTTTGATTTAAGAAAAAACTTCATCTCGATCTCCTAAGTTGCTAGCTCTACATGCCCCCAGTCCATGAGACGTTGATCTGTAGTCTCACCGTCCATGTCCCAATCACCACCGTAGCGAACGGGGAGTTTTAATTCTGCACCGGCAGCAATGAACATGCCACCGAGAACAGCAAAAGCGTGCTCGTCTTTCCAAGGGATACCGTTGTTAACCCATGGAGCGAAGTCAAGTGCGATACTTTGGGGTTTACCGTTTATATCAATGATGTTGTGTTTTGATTCAGGCCAGCGCTTACCGGATGCGTTAGTGAGGAACGCTTGGTTTTGATCTTTTTCGCCGCGCCAACCCCATACGATTGTGAAGTCATAGACTTGCCAAGTCATTACCTTATTGGCAACAGCCTTCAAGTCCGGATGACATGTCTCCAGCTTCGCATTACTTGACCGGCCAAATCCATACATCAGTTTTCTGCGTTTTTATTTATCATCGGTATCGAGTATCCGTATTTGTTCGGCTAACCCGGTGGTGATCCGTTCGTATGCCCGCCGCTGTTCAAGGTGGCGTTCTTTAGATCGTTCGTCGTTTTTATCAATTTCTCGTCGGAGGGCGTCAAGTTCCCGGCGGAAGGATGCCATATCGTGAGCAACTGCTTCAAAATTCTCTCGGTCAGATAATCTTTCAAGGCGATCCACTCGACCATAAAGGTTATTAACAGGCAGGACCACAACACCAGCCAGTAACCCGCAAACGAGAACCAATGGGATTGTGAGTCGGGTAACTGAAACAGGTTGGTTAGCGCTTCCATTTGCCATTCGCCTCCGCTCCAAACAAGATAAATCCAGACAAGATAAAAATGTCTTGACAACAGGTACTTAATTAGCAGATATTCGGTACTATGGCAAATGGTGTGTTAAGGGTTGTCCCCGAAGGAGAGCTTCAACGCCAAGAGCAGGAGACTGCTAGGCAGAAGGTTGAATCTGAGACGCCCACTGAAATCAAGGAGTTAGCGCAGTTTGTACGCGCTGAATTCCATGCTGCCCGTGACTCTCGGCACGCGGTAGGTATCTCTGACCGTCTAATGGCGTCCCTCCGGACGTATAAAGGTGAGTACTCTGACGCTAAACTGAGTGAAATCAGTAAGTTTGGTGGCACTAAAGTCTATTCAAAGTCGACGACTACAAAGTGTCGGGGCGCAACCGCTGTATTACGAGACTTATTTCTCTCCGTGTCGAAGCGTCCGTGGGACCTGAAGCCTACCCCCACCCCAACGACACCTGACGATATCACGGCAAATGTCCTGAAGCTTGTACAGCAAGAGGTACAGCAATCCGCGCTACAGGGCACGCCAATCCAAGATGAGCAGGTGGTCCATGATCGGATCACTCAACTTATGGAGGCGGCGCAGGCGGCAGCGATTAAGAAGGCGTATAGCGATGCGGAGAAAGCAAGTAGAACCCTGAATGACCGCCTAGTGGAGGGGAACTACTATAACGCAATCCGTGAATTCCTTGTCGATCTGCCGATCTTCCCCCTAGCCTGTATCAAAGGCCCGGTGGTTCGAAATGTAACCAAGACGCGCTGGGTAGAAGGCCAGCCGCAACAGACAACCGAGGCGATACTCTGGTGGCAGCGGGTCTCCCCCCTAGACCTGTACTTCACCCCTGACGCCAGTTGCCTCGACCAGTCACACGTTATAGAGCATGTACGTTATACCCGAGACGATCTGTACCAACTGATCGGGCTACCGGGGTTTGATGAGGATGCTATACGTCTTGCTATAGAAGAATTTAAGCATGGACAACAGTCTCAGGACTGGCGGGACTGGTTTGAGACAGAACGTGAGAAACGCGAGTCCCGTGATCACTGGCAACCGAGCCGGGGGAAACTGATTGATGGTGTAGAGTATCACGGGGAAATCTCCGGTCGTATGCTGCGAGATTTTGGCTTTGACGAGGAGAAGGTTCCAGATATCGACAAGGACTATCCTGCCGATATCTGGATGGTGGATCGCCACGTTATCAAAGCCCAGATTAACCCGAACCCCAAACGCCGGAAACCTTATTACATAACTTCATTTGAGAAAGTGCCCGGTAGCATCTGGGGTTACGGGTTGCCCGATATTCTTGAAGATATTCAGTCGGTTATGAACGCCACGCTTCGTGCGTTAGTCAATAACTTGTCTATAGCGTCTGGGCCACAGGTAGTGGTTAATATGGACCTGATGGACCCACTCGAAAATCCGGATGAGTTGTTCCCATGGAAGCGATGGAAAACGATCAATGATCCGTTGGGTATGAAAGGTTCCGGGAAGCCTGTTGATTTCTTCCAGCCTACTGATAACTCAACAAACTTGATGAATATTTATCAACAATTGTCTACAATAGCCGATGAAGTATCTGCGATCCCTCGCTATATGACCGGGTCAACAAAAGTTGGGGGAGCAGGACGGACGGCATCCGGATTGGCAATGCTGATGGAGAACTCCAATACGGTCTTGCAGGATGTGGCCCGAAATATTGACTACGATGTTATGGAGCCGTCGTTGGAAGATTTATATGACATGATGCTGCTAACGCAGAAAGAACCGGCCCTGAGAGGGGACGAGTCTATTCGTGTCCGTGGCGTGACCCTTGCCATGCAGAAAGAAACTGACCGTATGCGCAGGTTGGAATTCTTGCAGCTTACGGGCAACCCCATCGACATGAGTATTATTGGTGTGGATGGTAGAGCCAAAATCCTGCGTAACGTTAGCGATACGCTTGGTATGGAAGGGGAGGATATTGTGCCTTCCGAAGATTTACTCATGGCACGCCAGCAGCAGCAACAGCAACAGCAGCAAGTAGCTGCCCAACCGGGCGGCAACGAACCTGCACCAGAAGACGAACGCGCCCCTGCTGAACAGGTCCGACAACCCTTCGAAAATGCAACACGAGGAATGGTCTGATGTATGAAACCTACGATAAATCTCGGAAAGACCCGAGCCGGAAGTGGTTTGACAACCAAAAGGATGCGAGCTACGCACCGGGTAATGCGGAGAAAGAGTACAACTCCGTAAGAGGCGGTAAGAAACCGTATCGTCATGGGCCGCGCAGTGCCTCCCATACGGACAATGAAGACCGTAACTCACAGAGACCGCACTTTTCACGCGGCAAAGCGCAAACGGAATACGGCAGTGTCAGCAACAATAAGAACTATGGCACCTCGAAACCGTGTCCGCGACAGAAGTTTGGCAGTGAAAAGCCGGGGCAAGATGTCCGGTCAATGCCAAGTCAAAAGCCGGAGTAAGTCATGGCGGGCAGGCAAAGAATCAATAGGGGTGGTAAGTACGCAGTCTGGGCAACGAGCAATCAAGTTGGGGAGACCCTCCAGATAGAGGGGCCTGAAGGCACCTTTACTGATTTCGATCCTGCGATCACAACCACAGCTAGCCCTGTACTGTATGATTTACCCGGTAACTGTGTTGTGCAGTCGAGTACCCCCACCGAGACTGGCTCATTGTTTATAAAAGGAGACGGGTAATGGGTACTGAAACCTACAGAAAGAAAGGTAAACATTCTAAGCGACAAGTTAAGGGAGATATGGCTACCACCGTCAAGCACCAGAGGCTACCAAGTATGGACGCCATGGCGGATATCGGCACAGTACCCCCGCTTGAACGTGGCGGGTATATGATGCATAACTACGGTAAGACGGAAGAAAAACGCAAGCGCGAGGGTCCCGGTGACATTATGGCGGAGCTTCGTACAGCAACATTTATATCAACAGGGAGACGCTCTTGAGCGTACAGATCGAAGTAAGTGAAGCAATGTCACGACTTATCCCTAACAAGGATTTCGCCGTATTTATGGCATGGCTTACGAAACAAAGAGAATCAGCAATGAAAGGGCTTTTATACGCAGAGGAAGGACGACACGATCTTGTCAAAGGCCATGCGCAAATGCTCGATCAGGTAATTCTTGCGGTGAAAGCCGCCCCACAAGTGTCACAGAAAGCAGCAACGGAGAACACCAGCGATGGCTCTACCTAAACAAGTACAGGAACAGATAAAAGAGGCGCGGCAGATTGCTGAAGCCCTGCAACAAGCTTCATCTGGAGAAAAGCAAGAGGCAGTCAAGGAACATGTTGATGGACTTGTTGCTACTGTGGAGGGCGAAGGTGAACAACCCACCGAAGTTCAGCCCGAAGCGAGTACGGAAGCCCCTCCCCCGGAAGTTGCCCCTGAGTCAGAAAAGCCAAAACCTGAGCGGAGAGACTACAAGCAGATGTATAACGTCCTCCAAGGCAAGTACGATGCGGAAGTCCCGATACTCCACCGACAAATAAGGGAACAAGGTGCACAGCTTACACAGATGCGCGCACAGGTAACGCAACTGCAAAGTGCTCCTCGCCCTGCCCCTGAGCCAACTACACTGCAGGACACAGAAGCGCGTAAGTATGTTACTCAGGACGAACTGGATGAATATGGTCCAGAATTTATCGACGTTATAGGTCGCAAGGCGCAAGAAATTGTCGATAATCAGTACAAACCGGTTATTGACGGGTTGGAAACTCAAGTAAAAGGGTTACAATCCGATCTGCAGACACAGAAAATGACTGTGGCGCAGAGTCAACAGAATCAGGTATATGCTCAGCTTGATCGTGAGGTCAAAGACTGGCGTACCATCAACACAAGTCCGGAGTTTTTAGAGTGGTTATCCGGATTTGCAAAGTACACAGATCAACCACGTAAAACACTTCTATTGAACGTTTTTGAACGCGGCGATGCTGCGGGAGTAAAAGAGTTCTTTGAAGACTTTCAGAAGGAAAACGCGGCTGTATTACCTCAAGGAAAAGCCGATTCCGCCAATGGCGGATCGAGACTGGACTTGCAGGACTACGTCTCCCCCGGCGCAACAAGTGGGGGACAGCAAGGCGCTCCTAAACAAGGCAGACAGTGGTCACAAACTGAAATCCAGCAGTTTTATGCGGATGTTCAACGTGGTTTCTTCAAAGGGCGCGAAGCCGATAAGATGAAACTCGAAAAGGATATCGTATCTGCTGTGAGAGAAGGGCGGGTCGCTGGCTAGTTACCAATCCTGTTTAAGGAGTTAGTAAGATGGCTTATACAATTAACAGCTCGGCCTCGCCTACACCGGATCCAGCGTATTCAGGGATTTTTATCCCCACGCTGTGGTCGGGCAAAATGGTGGAGAAATTCTACGATGCGTCGGTCCTTCCCGCGATTTCCAATTCGGATTACGAGGGCGAGATCACCAACTATGGTGATAAGGTAACCATTCGCACCAAACCAACGATTGCGATCAATGACTACGAGGCGTACCAGTCGCTGACTAGCGAAGCGCCATCGAGTCAGGCGACCGATTTGCTTATCGACCAAGGTAAGTACTGGTCAACTATCCTCGATGATGTCATGGAAATCCAGTCTGATATCGACCAGCTTTCTGCATGGGCGGACGACGCCTCTGAGCAGATGAAGATCGAGATCGACACGGACGTTCTGGCTGATATCGCAGCTACAATCGAGACCAACGTTGCTGGTACTGACGGCGCGCATGTCGCTGGTACGGTACCGAACGCTGGTGCCACCGCTGGCCGTAAGTCCGGTAGCATCAACCTTGGCGGGTCGGATAACTTGGACACGCCGGGACAACCACTGACGATTGACAAGACCAATGTCATCGACTTGATCGTGAGTGCGGCTCAGGCGTTGGATGAGTACAACATTCCGGAATCGGGACGTTGGATGGTTATCCCGGCGTGGGTAGCAGCACTCATCAAGCGGTCGGAACTGCGTGATGCCTCACTGACAGGTGATGGCACCTCGATTCTGCGTAACGGGCGTCTGGGTATGGTTGACCGTATGACACTGTATGTATCTAACCTGTTGCCGGATTCGAATACGGCTGCACACGGATATGACTACACTCATGCTACACCTAATACGGCATATCAGCTCGCCGATGGTGAGTTCCGGATGTACTTCGGTCATAGTCACGGCTTCACGTTTGCTTCACAGCTTACGAAGGTTGAGACACTGCGGGCCGAATCGCAGTTCGGTACGATTATGCGTGGGTTGCAGGTCTATGGTCGCAAGGTCATCGACAACTCTGCACTCGGCACGATTGTCGCTCAACAGTAATAGGAGTGGGGGCCTAGTGCCCCCTTTTCCTGATGGCTAGTACTCGCACAATACAGGACGCGATCACACAAGCACGGACAATGTTGCAGGATAAAGCAGCAGACCGATATACTGATGCTGAACTGATCGAGGACTTTAATAACGCAATTGCTGAATGTAAGCGATTGCGACCGGACCTCTTTGTGTATAAAGAAGCCCTTCCGTACTACAGTACAAGCGAGCTTTCAGAGGATTTTCCGGTTACATCCATCTACTTTCAAGCCGTTGTCTACTTTGTGGTAGGTAACGCTGAGCTACGTGATGATGAGTTTGCCGTGGATGGTAGAGCTATGTCATTGTTAACCAGCTTTACCGCTAAATTGAGGGGAGCTGCATAATGTCTGCTGCATCATACGAAGACGGCGCGACCCCTCAGTATGTTCCGGGGATAGACGACTGGATAATTGAAGTATCCACTAAGCTGCCCGGTGTAGTCGAAGGGCACCTTCGGTCACAGGTAGTACTTACGATTACAAACTTTTTCCGTAAGTCTCTCGCTTGGCGAGGGTTCTTAGGCCCGCTAACACTAGCTGCAGGCCAGAACACACTTACAGTAGCTGCTACTGATTCTGATGCGTATGTTATATATGTTTTGGAGTCATTTCGTAATGGTCACCCGCTCATTGGCTACACCATATCTGCAGGAACGTACTACTCTAATTCGTATAAGGCTGTTACTGATGGGGTGTATACGGACCCCTACAGCACACTGACTTTTGTACCTCCCGCACCCGCAGCAGGATTGGACGATATAACCTGCATTGTTGCGTACATACCCACGTTTGTACCTGATTCTGAGCAGGCACTTCCGGCGTGGATAGTGCAGCAGCATTACGAACGTATACTGGCTGGTGTATACGCTCGGTTGTACGCTGAGATAGCCAAGCCATATTCAGACGCGCAGCAGGCAGCTTATTGGGGGGCAAAGTTCCGTACTGAAATTGCTGAAGCTAGGGCTTTAGCAGACAAAAACTACCAGCAGACAACTACGCCATGGTACTACCCCTCTTTTGCAGGGAACACACGGGGGCGGATTGAATGAGCCAACTATTTTCAAATAATGCGAGTGGCGAGCTTGCTGAAGTGCTAACTGTAGGCGGAACTATAGCTACCCTTAATACAGGTTTTGGCTCGTTGTTCCCTGCTCTAACTGGTGGGTCTGGGGACTACTTCCTCGTCACTGTTCAAGAT